TGTGTGATTTTGAAAGACACCGTATCCAGCAACTTGACAATTTGATAATGTTGCAGTAGTGGGTATAGGAGGATTATTTCCGTGTAATAAAAGATTATTAAGAGTGGTCGTATCGGTAAATGATATAAGATTTCTGTTATTATCTATTGTTAAATCGCCGTCTATTGTTAAATCGCCGTTAATAGAAGTATTTAATAAGTTCTCACTCCCTTGTGCGAAAGGGAACTTCAAATAATTTGCATTCAAATAATTAATATCCATTCCAACCGTATTTTCAATCCAATTTGCTGGATTAAATACTGGTAAATATTCTTCGAAGTTTGGTGGGTTGTAAACTGACATTCTATACACTATATTAAGACAATATTTAGGAGGAACTACGTTCCCCCTCACCCCTCCTTTAGGACAAACTACGGTTTTCCCTACTTTTTATCTCATTATAATATATTAAGATGCCTAAATCTAACAGTAAAGGAGGGGGTAATGCCGTAATGATTGATTGGTATAAGGAAATACCGAAAAAATTTCTCCTAAAGTCTCACAACCCCAATTACAAAATCCACGGTATAAAAATTCCGTTTAGAATGCTTATTGTTGGCGGATCGGGTGCTGGGAAGACGCAAACATTTTTAAATATATTACACAATTTTGGTGATACGTTCCAGAATGTCTATATTATCACTAAAAATAAAGACGAACCTATTTATAATTTTCTCGAACACAAATTAGGGAGCAAAGGGTTGGAGATATTGGAAGGAATAGAGAATGCTCCTGATTTAGACGGATTAGACAAAGAAGAGCAGACGCTTATTGTAATGGACGACCTTGTGCTGGAGAAAAACCAAAAGCAGTTAGAGCAATACTTTATACGAGCAAGAAAGTTGAATTGTAGTCTAATTTATATTAGTCAGTCCTATTACGCAGTGCCGAGAATGATTAGACAGAATTTAACCTATCTCGTAGTCAAACGCTTAAACACACTAAAGGATTTGTTCCGGATATTAGCAGAATACGCTTTAGGAGTGGGGAAGGATAAATTGAAAGAGATATACGACGCTTCGACTACAGCAAATAAGCAGGATTTTCTATTGATTGATTTAGAAGAATCACCCGAGAATAGATTTAGAAAAAACTTTAATGAAATTTTCGAAATTTAGGACAAACCTACGGTTTTTCCTCACCTTTTCCCTTTTATTCTTTTAAAGGAGGGGTTTAAGGAGAACCTTGGTTCCCTTTTTTTCTCTACCTATAATATATTGTAATGATAATCGGCAACGTAAAGTCCAACCAAGACCTTGAGTCGAAACGAAATTTACAGAAAGAGATACTTGCGTTAGAAGTATCAAACGAAGAGGAAAACCAACGGAGACGTAAACAGGCAGGTATTCAGTCTTACGAACCTGCTAAAATATTGGCACAATATAAAACAAGTGCAGAGATACAATCAGACAGAATGAGTGGGGAAGCAGAAGCGAGAAAACACCTCGATGAGTTAGGGTTCGGTTTCCAAGATGCGAATAAAATTGTTGCGTGGTTGTCTTCTTCTATTGTTAATAGATTGACTGATTTTAACGCAAACGCAAAAGGTATAAAATCGGAAATCAAAAATAATTTCTCTCCCACTGCTTACTCAAACGTTCAATTTATCGAAAACTTTTTAGAGCGTTATTTCGACGACCTTGATGTGAATTTTGGAAAGAAATTTGGATTAAACCCAGTCCAACAATCGGCAAAGACTATCGATGAATTACAAAAAATATTACCTAATCGTAATGCTTTAGAGCGATTAAAAACCGCTGTTTTCGAATACGGTAGAAGTATTCCTAAAACTGAAGTAGGACGGGAAGAAGAGTTGCAAAGATTAACCCTAATTTTGAATAAAATAAATGTTTTAATTAGTTGCTCTCTTTCTCCGCAAATGATTTCGGAATTGAAATCACTTCTCTCTCAAAACGAGAGAGCGAAGTTTAGCAAAAGAGTGTCGAGTGTAATGAGACGAATGAACTTAATTTCAACGAAAGAGATACAAGAAGTAACCGGTCAAATCGAGTCGAGACTTGCGAGTCGTATAAGCGAAATCCCTGCAATAATTTCTAAATTAGAAAAACTATTAGGGAATGTCGGAGGAAAAGGGTTTGTGAATTTAACTGAATTTACGGAAAAATTTTTACAAGAGGTTGGTGCGACCGATAGACCTGAATATCAGCAATCTGCAATAGCGAACGAAATAGAAGATAATAACCAATTGACCGAAATCAATCTCAAAAAACTACAAGCAGACGAGGTCGCATTTTTAAGACTAAAACAACCGAGAATGCCTCGCTTTGCCGAAGCAAGGTATTACGCCGAAATATCGGAAGAGCGTGACCCAATCAGTATCCTCCACGATATAGAGGAAAAAGGTTTTACAAAACTACAGGCAGTATATAGAGGTAGGAAAGTAAGGCGGGATATAGTGCAAAATATTGTAGAAGAAATGATGAAAGATGCAGGTAGAATGGCGAGAACAAAACAAGAAGAAGAAATTATTGTTAATGAAATTTTTGAGGATATAACCGGTAATAACGTTAAATCAATGACGGAGGAAGAAATGAAGGAGGAAATAAAACAATTTCTTGTCGAAAACCCTTCCGCTCCGGAAAGAATCGACACACTTCTCGAAGCAGTAAGGGAGGAACAAGCAAGTATCGAATTAGAAGAACCCAGTATCGAGCAATCAATTCAGTTAGAGCGAAATGAATATACCGAAAGAGCAGAACAGTATTTAAGAGAATTGAAAGTAGGGAAGAATAATGAAGAATATAAATCAGCGTTGAAATCAACACTAAATAAAGGGTTGGGTGTATCGTCGAGTGAATATAAAAACTTGGGTGTGTTGGCGTTAGAAGAACTTATAAAGAAAAAGTATAGTGAAATGAATCCTCTTGCAAGAGTCGGTCGTAAGGAATATAAACCTGAAGGTGTCACTACCGGTCTTGGTCTCCGTCGTCAAAGAATAAATCAAAAACTCGCAAAGCACTTTAAAGAAGACGAGAAACTCCTGAAAAATGTTGCGAAAAAAATGTCAGAAGATTCGAGTAGTGATGAGGAGGAAGAGAAATTGCTAAAAGGACACATTAGACGTTCAGCAAAAGCAGATAGAGCAATCGAGCATTCAATTAAGGGTGAAGGTGCGCAATTCTTACCGAAATCACAAAGAGATGCGATTTATTCCGGGTTGAAGAAAATGGGGTTGGGTTCAGGCAAACTCGATGCGAATACTTTCAAGTTTTTAGGTAATAAAGACAAGTGGCACGAGGCGTTCAGTGGAGTGGGATTTCACGCTAAAAGAATACCTATTAATAAGGTGGGCAAAGGTGTTGATATATCGGAAGAAGAGAACCCTACGTATAGAACGTTCGGTAAATACCGTATTCACATTCCACAACTACTTAATAACAATACCGCTAATTTCAAATACCCGTCTTTAGGGTCAATCCCGACTCTCAAACCACAGACAATATCGCAAGACTATAAAGAGTTCTTAATCGAATTACTTAATAACGGGAAGTTTAGTGATAGAGATTTGAAAAGATTACCGCAGAGAGAGATTAAGCATTTCGAACGAGTGGGGAAATAACAACGAGAAAATGATAAAGGAATTACGTCAATTAATCGTCAAATTTATTAATAGCGGAAGATTGATAAAGAGTGAGGGAATGAATCTATTGCTTCAAATAAGCACCCTTTAGGACAAACCTACGGTTTTTCCTTACCTTTTCCCTTTCCTTTTTATCTATTGAATCTATATAGCAAAATGAAGACTCTTATCCTTAATAGTAGCAATGTTATACCCGACGGCACAAATAGCAGATTCCAATATAACTTTCCTCAAGGTGGTTTTTCAGTCAAGAACCAACAAATAGCAGTGAGTTCTATATCGCAATATTTTTCGACGTTTAATATTACCACTTCTTACAACAATACATCATTTAGTTATATTTGGGTTGATGGGACGACTAATAGTGTGAGTATACCCAACGGATTTTATCAAGTTGTCGACCTAAACGCCTATTTGCAATCCGTAATGTATTCGAATAAACATTATTTAACTACCACTGGAGGGCAGATTGTATATTTATTGGAACTAATTATTAATCAATCACGATACGCAGTCAGTCTTAATAGTTATTTAATCTCTACCGCTATAGCGACTGCAAACTCTTGGTCTCTACCAGCAGGAGCAACTTGGGTTCTTCCTACTAACTCAATTCTTCCTTATTTAGTAGTTCCTTCTACCAACAACTTCGGTAAATTAATTGGATTTTCAGCAGGTCAATATCCTGCAGGAGCAATAGCAGGTGTTCCTCCAGCACAAACACAAACTCCGTCTTTTGCAGTTAGTCAAACAATATTATCAACTACCGCACCTCAAATCACACCTTACTCGAGTTTCCTTGTCTATTGTTCTTTAGTAAATAATCGTTCGACTATCCCGAGCAATCTTATATATACTTTCACGCCAACCGACGCAACATTCGGTAGTCTACAGAATTATTCACCTTTAGCGGAATTTGCGTGGAATGAATGTTTAGACGGAACTTATACCAATTTTACGGTAGAGTTTAGAGACCAACTCGGTAATCCAGTCGTATACCAAGACCCTAACACACTAATCACTCTAATTATAAAAGACAAAGACGAGGTAAAATAGGGGAAACCAAGGTTCCCCCTAACCCCCTCCTTTAGGAAAAAATAAAACTATAGTATATAAATGAGAATTGTTAAACGAAACCCAGCACAAGGCAGTTTCAATATCAAGTCAAGAGGAGGAGCAATACCACGAATGATGAACCTTCCAACACAAGGACACGGACAAGCAAACACCGAGGAGTTCTACGAGAAAACTGACGTATCCCACCCTTTCAAGTCTTTAGCACCAACAAAGGTTAGGGATTTAGGAAGTATTAAATTGAAGACCTCCAGACCAAAGAAGTATATTAGTCTTAACTTGTAGGGAAACCAAGGTTTCCCCTACGACCCCTTCCTTTTAATGATTATATTTAGGAGAAATATAATTATTGATTTAAAGAATTTAGGAGGGTTTCGAAGGGAACGTAGTTCCCTTGGAACCTGGGTTTCCCTACTTTTATTTTCTCTTTATAAAATATAACAAAATGGATAATCTCGTCTTTGAAGAAAGTATCAACGCCGAAATCGAGCAATCTGAATTCATTCAGAAAAAGTGGATTTACGTGAACGACACCAACTCGCAGAACTATTCTACTCAAGTTATTGTCGATACTACTCCTTTAGCAAATGCCGGAGGATATATCTCGTGGTCTGAAGCGTATCTTGTGATGCCTCTTATTGTGGGTTTGAGTTGTTCGGACACTTCTAAACTACCTACTACTGGTTTGGAGACTGCGCAATTGGAAGCAATGGTTAAATCCGTCTCTTTCAAAAACGGTTTCTGGAATCTCCTCAACTCATTCAACATTGAATATAACAACCAGACTTGCGTTCAACAAACTGCCTTCACTAACGTATTTAGGAGTTTTAAGGCGCACACCTCATTTAGTCAAGATGACGTGAAAAATGAGGGACCGACTATCGGTTATTACCCTGATGACGCTGTTACTTGGTCGTGGAACCCAACTGCCACTACTGGAACGGGGGTGTATAACGCCGACTACACAAAAAATACCGGATTTGCCAAAAGAGCAGATTGGATTTCCTATTCCGGCACAGCACAAAGCGGACAAGGACTTTTAATGAGTGTTGGCGATTCTAATATCCAATTCCGTTCCAATTTCGTAAACTCAAGTCCCTCCACTGGTGCGGGTAAATGTGCTTGGAGAGTCTACGCTAAAATCCGTCTTAAGGATTTAGCAGATTTCTTTGGCAAAACACCTTTGCTTAAGGGTTCAACTATCCGTCTCTTGATGAATACGAATCAAGTGTCTTCTATTTTAATGACTGTTAAAGCAGGGGGAGGTGCTCTTAACTTGACTTCTGTCACAGGACAGGGATATTCTAATCCTTTGATGATTGATAGAGGTCAACTCTTCACCGCTCTCACTAATACTGCTGGTGCCCCCGCTGCCGGAGTAACCGCTACTGTCTCGCTTTCTATTTTCAAGGATTCTACCAATACCGGAATTCAAAGTGAATTATCGAGCGTCCGCCTATACGCTCCTGTGTATAAGATGAACCCTATTGCCGAGCAGAGATACTTATCCCTCGCTCCAACAAAGAGAGTTTCTTATTGCGATATTTTCCAATATCAATTTAGCGGTCTTCAACACAACGCCCCCTTCAACTTTTTGGTCTCTAACGGTATTCCTAATATCAAGAGTGTTCTTGTCGTGCCTTTCGTATCTGCCACTTCGAATTTGCAAAGTCCTCACTTGTCTCCTTTCGATACTGCTGGTGCGACTCCCGACCCAGTTATTATTTCCAACTTCAACATTCTTGTGTCTGGTGTGAATCTTTTCTTGCAGAACCAACTTTACGATTACGAAGCATTTAATCACGAACTTAAGAGTAGCAACCAATTGAACGGAAACTTGACTACAGGACTTACCTCCGGTCAGATTAGTGAGCAAGACTTTAGCAGTCTCTACAGATACTACTACGGAAACTGTTCCAGAGTCCTGCCTTCAGAGGAAGGAGTTAGTCGTTCAGTTCAAATTGTAGGTCAGTTGAGAGGTGGAACAGTAGGAGTGACTTACGACCTGATGGTCTTCGTAGAGTTCGAGAAAACAATGACAATTGATATTTCCACTGGTGCGAGAATCGAAGGGTAGGGAACCAAGGTTCCCCTACAACCCCTCCTTTTTTAAAGCAGGACTGAATGAGATTTAGGAAAAAAAAAATACAGAGAATAATTTATTATCTTTCAATATAATATATTATTCAATGGAATTTATCCCACATCAATTACATCTCTCACCCGCTCAAGTATCGAAGATACACAAAGGTTTAGCATTTAACTTACCTCACATTCAAATGGGAGCAGATAAAGGCGAACACATTCTATCTTTATTGCCTGAAACGGCGATGAAAATGCTGAAAGCGTATAAATCCGGAAAAGGAATGCGTTTAGCACTTTCACCTGAAGAACGCCAACATTCCGCTACTCACGGAAGAGGTATTGATATAAATAAAATCATCAATTCACCTGTAGGGCAGAAAGTCATCGGCAAAGTTGTAGATAAAGCAATTGATAAACTTGTCGGTGGGGCAGTTAGTTTCGAAAAAATAATGAAGAGTCCTGTAGTCCAGAAAATCGGTGATAAGGTGATAGACAAAGCAATAGATAGAGCACTTGGAGGTAAATTAGTGAAAGGGTCGGACGAAGCAAAAGAACGAATGCGTAAATTGCGTGAAATGCGAAAGACTGGAGGAAAGGCGAGTGCTTATAATACTTTAGTCGATATTCAAAAGGGATTACGTGCAATGGGACAACCTTTCGAACGCACTATTGGTGTTAATCCTGCTGATATTGGTGAACCTATTGGAGAGGCGCTTGGAGCAGAATTATATAAAGCAGTCCACGGACACCCACGAGGATACGGAATTAGTAGAGAAATATATAATGCAGTAAACAAAAAAGGTGGGAAGGGTGTGAAACAATCTGGTGCTTATAAAAAGGCGATGAAACTTAATTACGGAGGAGTTGAATTGAGCAATGCTGTCTCTAACCAACCTTTAAGCAAGTTTAAGCGAGACCCAAGAGTCAAACCTTCGAGTGATGAGATGACTCTCTCTCCCTACCAATCAATCAGTAGTCCAGCGATGAATCCTTTCGTCCCGAAGACATCAGTGGAAGCGGGAGGCACTCACGCAGTAGGAAAAGGACTTTACGCCGGAGGACTTTTCTAAATTTTTTTTTCTTTTTATATTATATATCGAAATGACAACACCAAATAAATTTAAGGAAGATTTTAAATTCGGACAAGAACAAGAAAAAGAGCATTTGGAAATATTTAGGAAAAAATTTTGCGATAAACTAAAACCAACCAAAAAATATTTTGTATTCGATTACGAGAGCGAGAACTGCTTTGTCGAACTAAAAACAAGACGGAGTGAAGTAGGATTATACCCAACAGCATTATTAGGTAAGAATAAAATCGATTACGCCGAAACTTGCAACAAACCGGTATATTTCTGTTTCAAATTTACAGACGGGTTGTTCTACTGGAAATACGATAAGACAGAAATCGGTAAAAATATATCCTTTAGGAGAGGTGGTCGTTGCGATAGAGGGAAACCGGAATGGAAGATATACGCCTATATAAACACCACTATCCTTACACCGTTGTAGGGAAACCAAGGTTTCCCCTACGACCCCTTCCTTTTAATGATTATATTTAGGCGAAAATATAATTATTTATATATAAAGTGTCTTCAATGTTGAGTAATATTGATATAGAACGTTTAGCAGGAAAATTGGATTTACCTATCGTTGGAGTATTTAGCAAAGACCAACTTCCCAAAGAAAGATATATCGGTAGTTATTATATAAACCTACAAAATCACGATGACGGAGACGGGACACACTGGTGCTTCTTCAAGATTTTTGAAGATAGAGGAGATAATGACGGTGATACACCTTTGGGCGCTATATATTTTGACAGTTTTGGTGTCGCTCCTCCCAAAGAAGTTGAAGAGTTTTTAAAACCTTTCAAACCTTTTCCTTATAACAATAGACAGATTCAGGATATTGACGGAGAAGTTTGCGGGTGGTATTGTATATATTGTGATTACTATTTAGAACAAATGCCGGTCACAAAAAGTCTTCCAACCGATTACAATAACTTCTTATCTATTTGGAGCGATGATAAAAAGAAAAACACAAAATTATTAAAGGAATATTTCAAACCCTTGTAATAAATATTTAGGGAAAAATAAAATATATAGATAATATAAAATGACAACTATCGAGATTCCCACCACCCGTTTTATTGTCGTGAATGGAACTTTTAATGTTTCAAATGACGCTGAAGTCGAAGTGTATAGGGAGGAAGAGCGTATCAAAATCGGGGAAGAAATCCCTACATCAATTAAGGTTATTGATTGTGGAGGAAATATAGTAGATATTCCGCTGTGCTTCAACTGCTTGAAACACCCTGCTGTAAAAGATTGTCTCTGTTGTATCTGCCACGAATTTGAAGAGATTGAAGATTACGCAATCAAAGTAATTGAAGAAATTGAAGAATATAACTCCTCATTCGACGCTTATTGTGAAAACGATTTAATTGAGACTAATCCTTATACGCAAGAACAAAAATAATACACTTTGCGCTTTCGAACTCATTATATATATTTAGGATAAAAATATATATAGTATATATAAATGACCGACGATAATATCAAACTATTGATACAGGAGTATAACGAGCAACCTATAGTTGGTGAAGGCGGATTGAATTCCGGCATTCCTTTAAAAGCACCGAGCAGTAAAGCACAAGTCAAAGGATTATTTTATCACGATGCTAAAAAAAAGGAAAAAAATCCGGAGAAGGGGAGAGAAAGATACGATATATTAAATAAAAACGCTCAACGCACTTATCGAAATAGATATAGGGACGATTATAATAAACAGATGAACGCATTATATCAAAAGAAATATAGTGCGACTGCGGAAGATACTACTGCAAAGAAAAAACGAATGGAACGAATGCGGTTGATAAATAAGAACCAGAGATATAAGGATACTATTTATAAAATGGAAAACTCGAGTGCAGAAGTGTTGAAGAAAATGCCGAAAGTGAAAAAAGTCCTGAATACTGATTTTGATAATGCTGTTAAAAAAATACGATTCAATCACAAGCAGGAAAAAACATTTATTAAACAATACGGGGAAGAAATAGGAGCAGAAAAATACAAGCAACACTTACAAGAAAAGAAGAAAGAACAAGAGGATAAAATAAACTCACTGAAGGAGAAATTTTTTGATGACCCTACTAATATAAAGAATGCGAAAGAAATTGCACTTGCTTACGAGAAAGGAAATTACGAAAAATTTAAAGAAGAATATAAAAAAATAGAGGCGAATAAGGGGGAATTCAAATTAAGCGACACTAAACAATTCACAATCGGTTCGGACGGGCGTAGGAAGAGAATTGATGGTAATCCATTTAGTTACGCTGAACCTGATTATAGTAAATTGGCATTGAAGGACAATACTGTAACCGACCTTGAACGCTATTACGATGATGTAATCGCAAATAAAGAAGGTAGGAATTTAAATAACGAATATCAATTACACACACCGGACGGTGAACAATATAAGGGAAAATCGAAAGTGAAAGACCTTCTTGAAATACACAATAAACTATTGACGGCAGGTGAATGGAATTTAGACGGAACAAACCCAAAAAGAAAAGTTAGAAATGCGAAAGTTGTTAAGAAACGCACTGTCGAAATAATGAATGATAAAGGAGTGAAAGAGAAATTTAAAATTCCCGTCCCTATATTGAGCGCAAGATCATTTACACGTCAAATTTAGCGACTTACAATGTCACAAAATAAGATATATAGTAATAAAGTGTCCCAAATTTTAAATGTTAGGATAGTATATAAATGTCAATCCAACCCCAAAATCTCTTTTCTGCTTTAGCAACTCTCAATATCCAGACCACTACTCCAGTCAATTACACCCAACTTGCCAAACAATTGAATTTTACCCCAGTAAAGACTTATAAAGGTAAGGCATCTACCATTCCTTTAAAGCAGGGGAGTCAAAAATTTAAGGAAAGTGTTTATCAAGAAGTAATTCGACGAGCACAGCAAAAGAAAGATGAGAGGGATAGAGAGATTGAAGCACAACGAAAAATTGACGAATCCAAAAAGGCGGAACAACCTAAAGTTCGAAAAGCACCTAAATTAAAACGACGTATAGTCGAGCAAGAACTATTACAAAAAAATTTTATTAGTGTTAAATTTGAATACGAGAATAATGAGACAGAAGAAGATTTGTATAACGCTATTGTAACTGAAAAAGAGAAACTTGTTGAATCAGGGAAGAATCCCGCATTCGTCAATCTTGCTTGGAAATCGAACGAAGACAATAAATTTGTTTGGAGGTCAATGCCTATCGAATTCACTAATTCATTGGAGAAGTTTGCACAAGAATATAACGCACTTGTTACTGGTAAGGATATTAAAGGAGAAAGTATTGGGAGCGACCCTCTTCCCGAAAGCGAATATACTACTGATTATAATATTTTCAAACTTACTGGTGTTTCGTATATAGTAAAAGGTAAGAGTGATGATATTCTTTTTAAAAGTAAAATGATTGAAAGTAAAGAGGGGTATTGCTCTTATTTATCTCTACTCGAATGTGGATTCGATAGTAAGACTGTTGGTGTGAAACCTAACGAATTGCGTGATTTCATCAAACTTGTAGAAGTGGTGAAGAAAAATAATTTACCTATTGCTATTATCGCTAATTCATTCTCTCTCTATCAAGACTATAACAAACTCAAAGAAAGAGGCGGTGAGACAGAAATTAAGGTGAAAACTAAAAAAAGAAACTTTGATTATCCCTGCACACCATTAAGACCTGATGATATATACCCAGTGATTCTTTCCGAACCTGAAGAAGGTGTCGCTACAAAACATTATATTATTTACGATGAGGTGAATCAACATTGTGATTATATTATCGGCAACCCTACCTTGCTTCCTGATTTATTTGTGACGGAGAGTTATAAAGTCATCAAGGATAATAAAATTATTTCGACTGCCAGAAAACTAAATATTAATTCGAAGAACGAAAGCAAATGTCCTGTGGAGTTTATCTTTTTCGACTACGAGACTGTTATTGATTTTAATGCAAGTAATTGTTTCAAATCTTATTCCCTATCTATTCTTTCTCTTAACGGAAATCAACTAAATGAATTAGAAAGATTGGATAAGGAAAGTAGAATGAAGAAAGTGATGAGTGAAGAAGATACTAATAAGCGAGAACAAGCATTACAACAAATCGCCGATATTAGAAAATCACAATGTATTACATTTTTGGGATTTGACTGTGGTGTAAAATTTATCGAGTGGTTTTTGGAATATTCGAAAAACAGACAACTTGTCTTTATCGGTTTCAATAATACTAACTTCGATAATTTCTTGATGCTGGAGGACTTCCTCCTATACAAAGAAAACAATAGCAATTGCGAGATTACCATTAGTGATATTTTTTACAACGGTTCACAATTACTTAACTTCAAGATTGCCGGTCGTCACGTATTCTTCGATATTAGAAAACATCTTGTCGGTTCATTAAAGAAAAATTGTGAGGCGTTTAAGATTGAGAGTTGTGCTAAAAAAGAATGTGACCACAATTACATTCAGGAATTACACGAGAAAGGTGAGTTAATAAATTATATAACCACTAATGATGCTTTGAAGGAATACAATGAATACGATGTCCTCGCCACTGCTGTTTTATACAAGAGATACGAACAGGCGTTAGATGCAATTGAAGCAACTAAATCTTATTCCAGTAAATTGTATTCGATAAAAACTATCGGTAGTTTGATTTACAAAGTGTTCGAAGACAATAAAAAGAAATTAGGTTTCAGTCTCCCTAAATTGGAATTCGAGCAATACACTGATTTGCAAAAATCTAAAATTGCCGGTAGAGTCGAGTTATTTAATGGAGTTCAAAAAGTTGAAGAGCGTCTTGCCTCTACTGATGTTTGTAGTTTATATCCTTTCGTGATGTCGGTATTGAATTGCTATTATCCTTGTGGTGATAAACTTATTGCCGTTGATAGTTATAAAGGCGATGATGAAATCGGGTTTTATTATTGCGACATTGACCAAAGTAATTTGCGGGAGCAGAACCTACCTAATATTTACGCAAAGAAAAGCGAACTTGAGAATGACTGGACTTATACCGGACTTTTGGAAAACTATCTTATTAGCAATGTGATGATTGGTTTGCTACGAAAACACAATTGTAAAGTTGTTGTTAGAAACGGATTTATTTTCCCTCAAAAGAAAAAGAGTTGCGAGATGTTCGGATTCTTGCTTGACTTTATGAAGGAGAAGAATACGCAGGATAAATTGAGTAAGACTAATGATGCTGAATATAACCCCGCCTTGCGTGAGACTCTCAAATTATTGATGAATAGTTTATCTGGTAAAGTTATTGAAGGATTACACACAGAAAAGACAATCGATATTGATACTGTTGATGAGTATTTAAAGATAAAGGATAAAGCGAAAAGTATTAACTTTATTAACGCTGTTGGAGGTAAATTATTTTTGACTTACGAAATCGATGCTGAAAGCATTTGTGCAAAACAACAACGACCTATCTATCTCGGTGTTTTGATTTACGATTACGCCAAACGATTTATGTTCGAGAACTCTTATAGTAAGATTGGAAAGGATAGATTGTTGTATACCGATACTGATGCTTCGAAATTTAGATATAGCGATTTTATCAAGTGGAAGAAGTGGGTAGAAGATAATAACGTTCAAGTCCCTCATTGGGAGGAGGTTGAGAAGATTGACCCTCGTTATAAAAATCATTTGATTTACCAAAGTGATAGTAAGGTTTTCGGGTCGTTCGAAGACGAACTTGAAGATTACGTAGGCGATGAATATACGTTCTATTGCCTTGAGAAGAAATCTTGGTGCTACGGATTCAAACAAGACGGTAAATGGAAAGCGAAATATAGATTCAAAGGTTTGAACGGGTCAGCACAACTATTATCTCTCGACGAACCATTTATCGAAAGTTATATCGTGAAACACCGAGCGACCGAGAGCACCGAATATTGGGAAGAGATAAAACATCGAGTAAAACCGGATACAGAATATCAAGTGTATAAATATTATCTCGACCATCGAGAAAACAACATTGAGAATGGTAATGAATTGAAATTTTTTGAAACGGTTTATAAAACAGGTAAGGCAAGTGTGCTTACATCAAGTTTTAGAAAGATTGTAAAGAACTCTGCTCGAGAAGTCGAGTTAGATGATACAGGAA